GTTTTTGTAGTTCCCTAAAATCGAATAAAAACCAGTAGTTCTATAGTCGTTTAAGTTATCTACCTTGTTATCCATAGCTGCACCGTTTGGCTCGGTCAGCCTGTGGTGCTGGATTGGTTTTGAACCTGAGTAAATCAATCCATTGACATCAAGTGCCCCGTTTTCACGATACTTACCAATACCAACGCCTTGTTGGTCGTAGGACATGATAACTTTATCGGTCGGCACTGTATCTTGAAATTTTGAGTCTGAAAATCTATCCTCTAATTTCCCTGTGACTATGAACGAAGTATCTGCAGGATATTCCTTGCCCAAATTTGCATTAGATGCCTTAAATTCAGAAATGCTTGACCATTCACCGCCTGCCTGTCCGTTGTCCGCTACAACATTGCTAGTTCCTACTTTTGTTGTTGTAAAAGTCAGCTTCATGGTATTTTTTTGAACACCATTCACACTTAGTGGCGCTATCTTAGCAAATCTCTTAATGGTTAGCGTGTCTGACTTTGAACCACTTCTGGTAACCTCAAATTTCAGTGTTGGGCTGAAATAGAATAGAAATGTTATTTTCATTTCTTTCCAATCAGACCAAATCCCACGAGAGTCTTGAACTCTCCCTCTCAAGGTCATTTGAGTGTCTTTGTTTACAGCGACCTCACGGAATACCCCACCGTTCGTTGAAACAGAATTGCTAGCACCAACAATTTCAGCGTAGTACCCAGCTATTGTAGCTCCATTCTTTGCTTGCGCCCCATTGAAAACGGCCTTCACAAGTGACATGATGGACACGAAATGTGTTGGCTCTGGAATTATCTTTTGAGTCGTTGGATTTGTGTCCGTTAAAGTAAACCCAGTGAACGAAGGCCTCATGTTGTTTGTGACAATGCTTGCCGTTAGTGTTGCTGACTGCGTCTGGATCAATTTGCCGTCTACATAGGTATCAACATATATAGTGCCTCGGCCAGTTGTTGCATCTGGTATGTCGTTGGCAAAATCCGCTGGGATTGTCCACTTGAACGATGTCCCAACATTGTCAGCAATTTTACCTTGCTTATTGCCCCAAGCGTAGCGCAGTGTGTGCGTGGCACCAGCTAATTTCCTATCAATAGTGATATCTACTTGATTGCCAATGAATCCCTCTGGAACGCTCACCGAACTTCCTCTTGGGATAGTTGTCAGTGTTATGCCTTGGTTACCAATGTCTAGATTTCCAGGGCTGTATCCACCCGATCCGTTGAAATGCGCACGCACACCGAAGGCACCAGACCCATCGTCAGCATGGCGGACAGTAATTGTGCGGTCAATCAACTGTATCTCTGAATTTCGGTTAAGCATCGCTGGGCTACCAGAGTAGTCAATTCGTTGCCCAAAACCATCGACGTAACCAGAACATTGATAGCTTGCAAATGTCCACCCTTGATTCAGCAATGCTAATCGAATACGGACATCACTTGTATTGTTTTGGATATTCTGTCCAACTTGGTCAATCCACAGCCTAATGCGATATCCACGGTCATTATTTGACCAAAATTCTACCATGATTAACTACCTCCCACGTATCTAATGACATTCCTGTCAGGATTGATGAAATCCTGCTCTTCTCGATAGCGACCAATCTGGATGGTTTTTGAGAAGATACCATTTTCGATGTGGATCACACCTTGTGAAATGTACATGACCTCATTACCAGCCGAGAACATTGAAATGCGTCCATTTGGGCTGAACAACATAGAGCTAGAGTTATCGGTTTTACCGATAACAAGCCCTTCATTTGATGAAGTCATGTAGCTGTCGACGAAGTTCCAGCGCTCTGACATATCGCTCAGATTGTTCTCTAGTTTTGCGACACGGGCACTGGCATCAGCCAGATTCTTTTCAGCTTGTGCCCGGTTAGCGTTATTTGCATTCACGAAATCTTGGTATGCCTTCACCCATTGATTAAGTATCTCAAGAGAGGCCTTAGCCTCAAGCTCGGCTTGTACCACAGAATTAACTTCGTTAAGCTTGTTGAGTTGTGCTTGTGTCAATACGCTGTCAGCCTTAGAATCAATATCATCTTGTACATCTTCGAGGGCAGGGGTCCAGTCCGTTTTGACTGTTCCTTTTTCGATTTTCACTTCCCAAACGGATTTGCTAGCTGTTTTGTGATATGTGTTGACACGTAGATGATAGTTTCCTGTTGGTTTAATCCAAGTAATCAGCGTTCCTGTAGTTCCTGTTTTTAAATCAGATACAATCTGATAATTTTGGTATTTATCATCAATCAACCAAAGCGTCACATTGTCGCTCTCAACATTTGCGTTGTGCAGGGCAGTAAAATTACCGTCCGATTTCGCACTAATGAGGTACTTTTGATCCCGCTCTAAATAAACAGAAGTTTCGCTTTTATACAAAACGTTATTATCAAAATTCGTTGGTTTTTTGTCCGGTTTAAAAGGTCCTTTCGAGCCCTTTAAGAGGTTGCGACCACCGACAGACACACTACCAGCAGTGTCATTCCATGCATAATCGGCTGGGTTGGTGCTATTCGCTTTATCGAAGTCGGTACATATACCCAGATATCGTTTGGTGCCGTCTTGAGTCAAACTGAAACCAGTTCGGCCATCAGCGCTATCAGCGTAGGCAAAATGGACGTAAGCTGTTCGTCCGTCTGCTCCAGCTTTGCCCGGAATACCGTCACGGCCATCACTACCCTTCCACTTAGACCAGCGATAGTCTTGTGGATTCCGACTATCCGTAGTGCTGAAATCTTGGTACATACCGATAAAAGCCTTGCCAGTATCAGTTTGGCTGAAACCACTACCAGACACCGTGTCAGCGTAAGCTATGTGGGTGTACTGTGTTTTACCGTCAGCACCCTTAACACCAGGGATCCCTTGGTCACCTTTTGGCCCTTGCAAACCTTGTAAACCACGTTCGCCCTGCAATCCTCTGTCACCTTTTGGGCCTGCTGGCCCTGGGTCGCCTTTATCTCCCTTGACACCATTTCGGCCATCGGAGACATTTAAAAAAGTAACCTCTTCCGAAGCTACTTCCTTATTATCTACCCAAGCAGATACCGTTATCACAGTTGGTTTATTAATCTTGCTTGCACTCACTGTGTAAGTCAGTCCAGCTCCAACAATAGAGCCATCAATTACAAATCGATAAGTTGCGTTAACCGTCTGATTTCCTCGTTTTAACGTTGGACGTAGCGTTGACTGTCCTGTATTGTTTTTAAAAATAACACCGTTATCTGTCGAAAAAAGGATTCTGTAAGGCCTACTGTTTTCAACCATTCGTTCGAAGACGGTTCTAAGGTCTCCCGACGTTCTATTTTCAAGCTCTTTGAAATTACCAAAAGCCGTTGTGTTATTTGCTGGGTTGCTAAAGCTAATCTTTTGCTCAATAGCACGAGCTCTTACGTCGAGTGATGGGACAAAGCCCTTGTCGTGAATGGTGATAGTATCCCCAATCTCAACATCAACGAACCCATCAACTTCGTAAGTGATAGCTGGGTAGGCATTTTTTCGCAAATTCGCAATCCCTGCAGCACGGATAACTTTTGGATCATCACTGTCAACTTCTAAATCCTTTCGAATCCACTTATTATCTTGAGTCGAAGCCCCAAAAGTCGAAGGGTACAAATTAGCTGCATGAGGGGCATAGAGACAATTGCCCTCTTGTTTGAAGATAACAATCCCTTTGTCATTCTTTTCCTCCCAAGCCGGGAGACCATTGATATAGACTCGCACTTCAGGGCCGTTCTCAGGTTGCTCTTTTGCCTTACCGTACGGGACAATCATCGTATAGATTTCGGTTTTATCAACCTTTCTCGTCATCGATTTGATATTTTTTTCAAACGTCAAACGAATGTCGCTACGAATTCGACCTACACCAGTATGCGAATCGTCCGCTTGATGGTAAACGTTCAGGACGAGTTGTTTAATAGAGCTGTCGTCATTAAGTCTAGTCACAAATTCAACTTCAGCATTAAATTTATTAGCTAAACTCAATAGCCTTGCTAATTTCGTGTCTTGCCCTTCCCATTCAAGCGTTTTTTTCTGGTCAGAGACCTCATTGACACCGAGCGTTACCATCGCAAACTGAGGGATATCAAATGCATTGAGGTATTCTGCAAATGACATAGCATTGTCAGCCTTGTAAGCATTCGTGTATTCATTTATCAACTCAAGATTCAGGTTCTCGCAATAGCATCTCACCCATCGCTCGTTTTCCTCAACCTTCATAATATTAAACAAGTACGTTTGCCCATTGTGTTTGAACGAAATGAAAGAGCGCTCGTTTAGTTGATTGTAAAGCGGTTGGTTTGCTGTATCGCTCAGCAATTCCTTTTTTGAAACGGTAAATTCGAATGTGCTAGATGCCGTCTCAAGATTGCGAGTCCAAGCATCGTCGTAGAAGTTTAACGTTTCTTGTTTTTCGTTATCAATGAAGCCAATCTTTTGTAAGTTGGCATCGTGAATCGTTAATAGCATTACAAATACCTTTCTTCAAATTTAACGGACACAGAGGGCCTGTTCGTGACCCACCTTGAGCAATAAACTTCGAGTTGAGACTTGCCAGGAGGAATTGTGATGAAATCAGAACCTTGCACAACATCAACGATTTTCGAAATATTATCTACTAGTACAGTGTCGTTCTCGCTGTTTATCACAACTTCTCCACCGGCCCTATATCGATTGGGAACTTTCCGGACCCCTACGACATAGTCTTTGCGATAAATAAAATCATCTAAGTACATGTGGCTAACTTGCGGTGCGTTCCCGATTTTGCTGAAGATAATGTGGATTTTATCCGATTTCTTACCTTTGATTTCAGGAATGGTATATCTAGGGTAAGACCCCCACCAGTAAAATTGGACGACATCGTCAAACCTTTGGATGTCTGACCACCCTCTAGGTTCGTTAAATGGGTTGTGCTCTTCTATGTGTGTCCCTAGAAACTGCTTTCTGTCAACAAAACGGTAGCCTCCCCTGCCATCGCTGGCTAAAAAGTTGTATTCACAACCCAGACCGCTACCACGTTTGTAGGTTTCGACGCCATACAAAAAAGTGCCACTTGCATCTGTGACACTAATTTTCAAATAACCCATCTGATCTGCAGAGCCTAGCCAAAAAATTTGCCTCCACCAGAAATACTCGTACAGAGCACCTTTTACACCGCTAGAATCCCTTGGGATATCAAATGTAACTGATGCTGTCTGGCCACTCTGCAACGCAATGTGAGGGCGACCCCAAGCATTGTCGATGTAAAGCGTGCCGTTTGGTCTGGTATCGTTGATATCGTTCGTGATACCAACATTTTTCAAACCTTGTGACAATCCGTTAGGGATTCTGTGTTGTCCATTAGATGAAGCGTAATCAAACAAGACCTCTGACTGCTTGTAAGTCTCTGTATCCCCTTTTTGCCTGTCACCAAGCTCTAAAATACCGCTACTGTTAACTAATCCGATATAGCCATTCTCACTATTGTGCTTCACTGTAATTATCGGATGCGCATCAACTGATCCGTCGTTGACAAGGTCAAATACCAGTTTGCCATTTTCTGTTTTAGGAGTTTCGAAACTTCGATATGTAGTTGAATGTGCGACCCCGTCCGGAACCATAAATTCAATTTCAGCTTGGTCATACCAGTCGGAAATGCCTTTTAAACTAACATCCCCTTTTACTATGGCTAAATAGTATCTGTCTGGTTCATCTGGCAATCTCAACTTAACAGGTTTGTCAGAATGTAGCACTCTAGCCGCTTGTTCCCTGACACGATAAAACACGCCAGTATCAACTTTGGCTGGCTCGTTCGGGTCTACGAAGGCAATATCTTCAAGATGTCTTGTCGCCAAACTAACAGTGAGCTTGATTTTTTTTGCACCAAACGAAACCTGTTGAATGTTGACCCCGATTTTAGGGGCTGAATCTGTTGTTATATTGCGTTCGTTCCCGATTTCGTGTGATACTTTGATTAGTTTAAAGTAATCGTTCAAATCGTATCCGTTAAATTGAAACACAGCCATTATTTAATACCTCTCATGCGTTTGTAAGTGAAATCTTTGTCTTTTTGGTATGAAGTCAAATCGTCTCCTGTAGCGTAAGCAAACTCTCGACCATCGACACTCAATGAGATTGGACGACCGATTAGTTCAGTGATGATATCCATCGCTTGTTCCAATCTGTCCATTCTACTATCGTCTCGAACCGACAAATCAACGCTACCACGAATTAAACCACCACCAAAGCCATCAAACAAGTCGTTGTCTTCGAACAAGTTTCTAGAATCTATTGCGTACTCACTAGCCACATCAATCATTTCTTTGATAGAGTCTTTGACAAATTTTACACTTCTATCAATACCTACAGCCATCCCTTGGCCAATGTAGATACCGACTTCATCACGGAATAGTCGTGATGGTGAATGGATCCTAGCTTTTGCCTGCGCTGCACGCTCTGCTTGAGCCACAAGAGCGTTAGCAGCAGCCGTTACCGCACCAAGAGCAGACATCATACCAGCGGCCAAACCTTGACCAATCATTGCCCCTGCTGCTCGCATAGCACCTACACCAGCCATGGCACGGGCTTGTGCTGCATTAACTAATGCCCCCATTGCTGAGGATACAGCACCAATTGCCGATTGGATCCCTTGAGCAATAGCTTGTCCAGTTTGTTGACCTGCTTGTTGACCCATCTGGATCATTCTTTGACCATTCGATTGAACAGCTTGCGCCATTCTTTGCATTGCTGATTGCACTTGTGCCGCTGCGTTGTTCATCGCTACACCAATCAGTGGCGCTAATGTTCCAATTTGCATAATGGCAGTCGTAGCCATTGTGGCACTTGACGCAACCAAGCTGAACTGCGCTGGAATCAAAGCAATTGAAGCTGTCAATTGCATGACACTTGCAATTACCATAGTAAATTGACTACTAATCAGTGCAACTGTAGCACCAACGGCAGTAAGGCTTGCGTTCATTGCAGTGAACTGTGTAGTCACCGCTTGAATAGATGCCCCAACCATTGTTAATTGGCTATTGAGCATAGTCAAAATTGTCCCAAGCGCTGTGAATTGTGCCCCAAACATTGTCACACCCGATGTAGCTACCAAAAGTTGACTGTTGATTGTAGACAATGCAGTTGTGAAGGTCGTAAATTGGCTATTAAGCATAGTCAAAGAGGTACCAATCATAGTGAACTGAGTACCTACGAGAGTTAGGCTAGTGCCTAGCATAGTCGTGCTTGATGCCATTGTAGACATGCCAGTAGTAATCATTGTTAATTGACTAGCGAGATTGGTTAGACTAGCAGTCAATGTAGTCATACTTGCATTAACTGAAGTCATGCTAGAAGTTAACGACGTTGAAACTGCACTAAATTGAGTTAATCCAGTAGCAGCTTGCATCAATGCTGGCGCAAGTGTCATGATCTGTGTTCTGAAGGCTGTGATAGGCCCCACAATTGCAGTTAGACCACTGAGCGATTGACTAGCTTGGCTAGAGAACGTGCTAAATGCTGTTCCTGCTGTAGTCAATAGTGATTGCAGGTTAGTGAACGACGATTGAATACTTGTAATCGTGCTTGAGAAACGACTTAAACCTGCAACAGCGCTAGAAGCCGAGCTAGACACCTTGCTCATACCATTACCAAGCTGAGTCATGCCAGTGCCAGCTTGCGCCAACCCAGCCGAATTGTTACCGATTGAGCCAACACCTTTAGCAACTGCCGCAAGAGATGCAGCCATGTCACCGAGATTGGTATTGGTAATCTTAACCACACCATTTGCAAGTTGGTTGAAACCAGACCCTGCTTTCTGCGCTGCCGTACCAATCGAATTGAACACGTTAGCCAAGCTATTCAATACACTACTGATTGCACTTCCTGCTGATGTGATCACGCTTGAAATGCCTTCAAATGCTGACTTGATACCGTCACCGATACCTTGCGCCGCTGTACTGATTGACGTTCCGACTGATTGAACCACGCTAGCAATGCCCTGCAAGGCTACACCAATGGCTGAACCCGTAGCACTGATAATACTTGCCACACCACTTAGAGCCGTACTAATAGCAGTTCCGATACCCATTGCAGCCGTAGCGATTGCCATTCCTGCCGCTGATACAACCGAAGCAATTCCAGAGAATGCAGCGCTAATCACACTACCGATTGCTGTAATGATAGGCACAATCTGTCCGATGATAGCAACGATGCCATTGATGATAGATTGTAAGATAGGTGCCAATGTTTGAACCACTGTCACAACGCCTTGGATCAATTCGCTTAAAACTGGTGCCAATGCTTGAACCACTGCAACAATTGACTCGTAGAGCGTTTGGAAAATTGGCGCTACTGCCGAAATAGCTCCGGCAATTTCATTGATTACCATTGCAATTTGTGGTCCAAATTGACCGATTACTTGAGCAACTTGAACGATACAATCCGTAATGATAGGTGCGATGGCTATAATTGTGTCTGAAATTATCTGAGCTATAGCTGTCATCGTATTTCCGATAATTTGAACAATCGGAGTAATTGCGGTAGCAACTGCACTGATTGCAGAGCCTAGAGCGGTAGCCAAACCACTGAATGCATCGATGATGGCTGGCAATGTCCCTAGAACGGAAGTCCAAGCGTTACCAAATGCCGTGATGGCTGGTGCCGCATTGCCAATAGCAGTGCCGATAGCTTCAACCAGCGGTGAAAGTTTGGCAAGCCCCGGTGCGGCTTCACCAACAGCTTTGATAACGATACCAAATGCAGTGCCAAACGCTTCAATTACTGTTCCAGCTGCCTTGCCAATGCCTTGCACAACAGTGCTAAATGCTGACCCTAGAGCATTTAGGATTTGCGAAACACCTTGGGATTGAGTGGCTAATAGCGTAAATGAAGCAACGATAATGGCAATACCTGCACCAATTCCGACCGCTGCGATAGCGACTGCTGCACCAAACGACAACAGCGTAGCAGGATTAAGACCTCTTAAGCCCTGAAGCGCTAGCTTGATAGCAGTTCCTACACCGGTCAGTGCACTTTTTATACCAGTACCTATGCCTTTAGCAGCATTTGCTATCCCGTTACCTGCCGATTTAATAACATTGCCCATTCCGTCGAGCAATTGAGCTATCGTTGACTTAGAACGTTTAACACTATTCGTAGCCCCGTTAAGCCCCTCAGTGGCTTTGTTTTTAAAGGCACTAAACGGATTAAATGACTTAATCCAGTTCAGACCTCGCATAGCAGTATCAAACACTGAAAGCCCAGCCTTTGCAGTCATGAAGCCTGCTACCATGGCTAAAATGCCACTAGTGATGCCATTGAGCACGCCTTTAGGGATAGAGCTTACAAACTTAGACACTGCTGAAACGGCTTGAGATATCCATTTTGTTAACGTCCCAAAAGCTGTCCCTAGCGCTGAGATAATCGTCTGCATCTCAGAGCTACTAAACACATCGCCAATTGAAGTCCCAATGGTTTTAACAGCCCCCCAAGCGTCTTCTATCGCTGATTTAAAAGCTTTGAATGCGCCAGTGTCCGAGAACGAGCTGATGAAGCTCTTAACAGACCTAGTAGCGATTGTTAAGCCTCTTGATAGCCCACTAACAATGTCGCCAACGCCAGTACCTAGCCCTTGAAATATACCCTTGAAATCTATGGCTTTTAGTGCCGCTTTAGCTTGGGTAGAAACATACTTAAACGCATTTGCTAAACCCTTGATGGCTCCTGTATTACTAAAGCCTTTCCAAAACGATTGAACGGTTTGGCTGACCCCTTTTACAACTTGGTCAATTGCTTTATCGAGTCCGTTTGCGAACTTCTGAATCGATTGTTCATCAATTTTACCAAGAGCATCAATGATACCCTCGATTCCTCTGATGGCTTTGTCGCTTAGTTTTTCAAAAACTGGCTGCAATTTCGTAGAGACCGTTTCATACAGTCCCCCGACAGCCTCATCCACTGACTTATATCTAGTAGCCAAGCTCTGCATGGAATCGCCTGCTCGCTTAAAGGCCTCTGCAAAGTCTTCAGTCTTAATTTCACCGTTTTGAATTTTGCTTACAAGGTCATCAAGAGACATTCCCATCTCTCTAGCGACGGCAGCCATCCCTGCTGGTGACTGTTCCATCATCAGCTTGAAGTCTTGCCATTGAATCTTAGGCTTAGTCATTGCTTGAACCATTTGTTGGCTCAATGTCTTCATTGCCTGTTTAGGATTTTCGGCAGAAGCGGCAAGACCACCCATAGCTTTTACCAAGTCTCCAGCATCACTACGACCGATTGCGGCCATCTGAGAGAACGTAGTACCCATGTCCGATGCAGAATAGATTGTCTGTGTTGCATAGTCTTGCATAGCCTTTTTGGCCGACGCAATTTCTGTTTGCCCCCAACCTAGCTGGCTTAAGCTCCCATCGAATGTTTTCCAAGCCTTCGTTGAGTTGTTAAGCTCGGTCATCATACCACCGATACCACTGGTTATAGCGCCAATGCCCTTAGTGATCCCAGCACTAACAAGGTTAGCACCGAGCACACTCTTAAACATTGAGCCTAAGCCCTTGCTACTCTTACCGAGTGATCCGGCTTGCTTTTGGGCGTTCTTCAGGGCGCTAGATAAGCCGTTATCTTGTGCTGACAGTATCGCCCTCACGTTGAATGTTTTATCAGCCATCTAACAACCCCTCCTCTCTTTTGAACGCTAGGTTTCGTCTAGCTATCTGGATAAGATGCCTATTGTCCTTCTCGGTGGTTCCGAGAAGTTCTTTTTCACGACGTTCTTCGTCATAAAAATCTTTAAACTCCTTAAAGACATACTTCTTACCGCCCTTGCTCGTAGCCTTCACACTACGATTTAAGAAGGCTTGTAAATAAAGCTTCTTCTCCTCTTGAATAAATCTTTTCGCATAAGCTTTTTGATACAACCTCAACTCATTCAGCGTCATTCGTCTAGCTTCTAGGAGTGTTGTTTCATACCTAGCCATGCAATTTGTGATTAAATCTTCGTAGGTCTCTTTTGAACCCTTGACGTTTTCTAAGCTTCTTCTTGAGCCTCTAACATTCGTTTGGCTGTTTCTCGTGTCAATGGTTGCTTCTGCAATTGCGATAAAAAATCCTCGAACAAGTTATCCAATCGTCCATTTTCAGCCTCACGTTCAACGAAGCGCTCAATTCCTTCTACAGATGGTTTTTGACGTTCTGTAGCAGTCCCTGCTTGAATGAGGTCTAGCAGAACAAGTGGGTTCTTTTGCTGCAAATCAACCACTGCATGCTGTACACCAAAACCAAACGCCACACCGTTTTGGTTAATTGAGTAGCGCTCGTCGAGCACTCGCAAGAAGTCAAATCCAAAATTCAAAGTATAGTCTTTGTCATTAATTGTGATAGTGTTCATGTTTTAAATTTCCTTTCAAAAATAAAAAGCGAGGTAAACCCTCGCTAACTGTTTTAATTATCAATGTCCAGTAATAGCAGTAGTGTCTTGGAAAGTATATTGGATCTCTCTGATTTGCTCGTCAGACAGGGTTGCTTCACCAGCTTGTGGCTTACCTTCAATAGACATTTCAGCTTCAATCTCTACGAGCTCTTCAACATTCGCTGGGACTTCCCATGAAGACAAGCGACCGATTGCATAGAGCGAACCATATTTCCCATTTGTTCTCTTATCAGTCAAATCGGTTTCCCAAACTTCGACCTTGAATCCATCAACTACCGACTGTTTCAACATTTCATTGACTTCGTCCTTAGTCCCGATTGCGTTAATCGACAAGGTTGTTTCTAGACCCCCATCGGCAACAACTGCACCATCTTTGGTTTTAGTTGTATCGGCATCGCGGGAATATTCCCACTTATGTTCTGTTTGCAGTGCCAATTTAGCTGCTGCTTTCGTGTCCCCGTATTTGCGGAACATCAAGATTTTATTCTTACCTAGCTGTGCTTCTTTAACGTTTGTATCAGCCATGCTTTTCCTCCTTAGTAGAATTTGTAAAATAAATAAATAATGAAGTGATAAAGCTCTTCGTCAGTGCTGTTATCACGGTTAGAATCAATTGACGACTCATTGACTTCCGCCGAGAAGTGCATCCCATCGATATTTTTGATAGCAAAATAGCTGGACAATAACTGTCCAACCATATCAGATAACTGTTTACGGTCATCTACTCGTCCCCAAACATGGACGGTTGACGACAAGCGACCTATCAAGCGCGACTTTGTAGCTCTGGGCAATGTTTGAATTTCGCCCATAACAACAAATGGATAAGATGCACTGTCTGACGGAAGGTAAGGATAAGTAGCGAAACCGAGTCCCTCACTAATTCGAAAGAGCTCGTCATGTAGTAATTGGTCTGGTTGTTTCATATCTACTCCCATTTAGCTAATTCCTCGACCATTCCAGGGACAGTCGCTTCTAGTGCAGGAGCCATGAAAGGTTGCGCTGCCATCTTCCGAGTGCCTACTTCAAGGTACCCAGAATATTTTGTATGAGCCGTCACAACAGCTCTATCGCCCCCAGCTTCAAGAGTAATCGAGCGACGTGTTGCGCCAGTGGTATATTTACCGCTGAATTGTGCCTTGCTAATTGCGTTCTCTTTTAATTTACTGCCGTATTTTTTCAAAACTCGTTGACGTCGTTCTGGATTGGCGTTTTTCAACAAGGATTGGCTCATTTCATCTAGTCCATAAAACGTAAGCGTAGCCATATTACTTCACCGCCTTATTAACGTACAAAACACTTCTTCCAGCTAGATATCCTCTAGCGGTTACTGGAATGTATTTGTTACCACGATATTCAACGGAAGTCACGGATACTGTCACAGGGCTTCTGAAACGAACAACCAAGCTCGTAGCATTTAGCAAACCTCCCAGCTTAGCTTGAAGGTCTAAGCTTGCGCCAGTTACATTGCACTTAACTTCTTTGGACCAGTCTTTCCCTCCGACCATACGACCAAGGGTAGGGTCGTATCGTTTCGGTGTCTTATCGTTTTGATATTTGAGTATCACAGTATCTGTGTATCTCATAGAAACAACACGCTCCCTTCCTTCGATTGTCCAGAGGTTCCGAATGTTCTTTGAAGCATATTATCATATGGCTTGAATTCGTTCTCATTGTCGTAATAAGACATTGAGTGACCATCTACCGTCTCGGTTTTAGCCCCTTCAGCTCCTCGACGATTGAAGCGTTTAATAACGCAATCTTCGAAAATAAAAGAAAAACCATCGTCAATATTGACAACGGCATATTCTGCTTTAAAATGACTGATTACTCTGTTTAGCAATACCCTTAAGAGGTCAATGCTATCGTCGTCATCTTTTGAAATCTCAAGGTCCAGCATGACATTATCTAGGACCTTTTCTCGATCTAATTCAGCCATGCTAGACCTCCTCACTCTTCAGTGTTATCTGTCGTTTTTTTGCGACTTGCTTTTTTTGGTTTCTCTTCAGCTTCAGACTCAAGGAAACCCGCTTCAGCAAGCTCTTCGACACGTTCGCCGGCATAATCGTCACCAGCGTAATAAATGATGCCGTCAGTTTTATCCTGAAACGCTTTTAAAACTTTAGTCATAGCTACCTCCTACCAAAAATCAAGCTACTGGAATAACAGTGAGCATATAGCAATCGTCCAAGCGTTCGAATGAAGGCAATGCAATCATCGATACTTTGGTTTGGACGTTGACTGGATCAGTTGTTTTAGTAGTTGTAATTGCAATACCTTGGTCAACCACTTCAACTTGTGCCCCCGGTGTGTCTCCAGACTGCAAATCTGACTCTTCTGGAGTTGTACCGAAAACAGTAGAACCCAATGAACCGTTTGGAACCAAAGTCAAATGACCGTCTGGATAGAATTTGCTAATCTCTCCTTTGTCATTTCGGTATGTGCCATTCTCTAAGAGAACTGTTACACCGTAATTATCCAGAATATACGCTTCAACCTCGGCTTTGGTAACTGTTGTTCCTGAAGCTGCAAGAGGTTTGATGATTTTGACTGTAGATTCTGATTTACGAATCAAGCTAAATGTTTTGGCGTTCATGATAGCAATTTCTGGCATCAAGCCAAGGCTTTGAGCTGTTTCGATTGCTTCTTCAAGATCCGCAAGAGGTGTTGCCGTTGCTTGTGTCCAGTCTTTAGCGACTGTCTTCTTGTGGTCGTCTTTGACGCCATAGTCAACGTCGACGTTTTTTCCTTCATTGACAAACGCAATCTTACCGGTTGCGAGAGCTTGCATGCGCATTGATTCCAAACGAGCACGGGCACCTTGGATAAGTGTCATTTCGTCGTTGAAAATGCCTTGTGTGACAGTCTCAATCAAACCAGTGTTGTTAGAACCAGCGATTAAGTTGAGCTGTTGACGGTCAGCTTCTTTGACTAACATAGCTTCTTTGAAGAATGGCATTTGTTCGTCATGGATTTCAGCGCCCACACGTTCACGAATAGTGACATTAGTGTCGAATGCTGCCGGCTTCAAGACAACCGCACGCCCTGAAGAACCCTTGATGTAAGACAATTTAGTCCCAAGTTGTTTGCGTGCTGGGAAAATGCGTTCTCCAAGCGTAGAATCCACATCTAATTGCGATGTGTTGAAATATCCAGCGATATTAGATGCTGTTACCGTGTCATAAATAAGACCCATTAAGCATTGCCTCCTTTTCCTGCAATAAATTTAACGAGTGGCAACGCTGTTTTAATAGCGTCGTCAACTGTACCACCGTTAACTGCTTCTTTCCAAACCTCACCAGCGTACAAAACAGATACCGTTTTATCAACAGACAAGTCTGCATCGTATAGAACGATTCCTTCTGGTGCCGTCTTGTTCTCTTCTACTGGTTTAGAGCGGTCATCGAAAATTGACCCACCTTTACCAGCTACTAAAGTACCAGCTTTAATGTACTTCTTGCCGTCTACGTCAACACCAGCAAAATTTTTATCAACTGTGGCAGTGACAGCTTTGTAAGGTAAAGAACGTAGAATGTTACTTGTGTCAAATACTTTTTTTACTGACATAAAAATTCCTTTCTAATTGTTGGCTAGATAATCTTACCTGACGAACGGACAGCTTTTTGAGCTAAGCGAGAACCGTAATTGTCTGTGTTAGAAATGCCATCCGCTGATGCTTGAGGTGCATTTTGTCGAATAGTTTTCTTAACTTCTTCAGCAACTGCATTATTAAATACTGTTTCGAACTCAGTCACTGCTTTAAGTGCATCTTCGGCGTTGCCAGCCATTGCGAATGTCTCAGCCAATGCACTAGGCAAGCCTTTAGCTACCAAATCTTTCTCAACAGCAACAACAAGCTTTTCATGCTCGAACGCAGCACGTTCCTTCTCAAAGCTCTTTTGCTGATCCTCGAACTCTTTTTTAGCTCGATCTTGAGCTGATAGATTGGCATAATCTTTCTCTTTTTGTAAGGCATCGGCTACTGCTTGAGCTGTACGCTCTTGTTCACCCTTGTCTCTGTTATTCAAAGCAGTCTGTACCGCTTTGTTAATCATGCTATCTAATTCAGATTGAGAACCCGGTGCTTTGAAGTCGCTCGCAGGGGTTGGGTTGTTCCCTTGCCCTTGGTCTTGGCGACTCTCTTTTTGTCCGTTAGTCTCGATAGTGTTATCTTGTTCCATAGTTTCCTCCTACCTAGTCTCATGAGTAGCGCCCTTTTCTAAGCCACGATAAGGGCTAGCTACGCCCTCTCTAGTCTTGTCTAGGGTGTTTACCCACGAGCCACGCTAGTATTGTTTATTTAGGGCTTAAATTAGCCCTATGCGCTGACGAGGAATCGAACCCCCAAGCCCCTTGTCTAGCACGGCTATCAGCGCATAAGAAAAAGCCGTATTGCTACGACTTTTTTATTTATTTCATTAATCTGATTTACCTTCTAAGACAACTTTAACTTCTTGGCTAACCTTCAACAAATCTGTCTTGTCGATCAAAAGTTCAGTCCAGATATCAGATGGAGTGCCTTTTATTTTATGAAAGACGGTGTCATCCGTTGTTAACAGACCGCCAAGCGCACCAGAAATCGGCTTATCTAAACTTACAATAGTCCCGAACGGGGCTTGAGTAATCGCTTTAATTTTCATATTTTTTCAACTCCTCCTTCCAATATTTTAAGTTATTTTTAGTCTGTTCAATCTCATTTCTAGGTATATTATACCTCTTTGATACAGAAAGTAAATAATTCTGTGCCTCTATCTCTGCTTTGATTTTTGAAACCGGCTCATCGACTAGACGCCCGTCTTTCCATTGTTCAGCGTGGTAGAGCTCCTCCAATACCTCGGAAATCGTCGCCTTTTTTTGCAAAACGATTATTTCTGCATTTAGGTTCATCGCAGCAGCTTTTTGAGATTTTAGATAACGTTCTGCTTCATCGTCCTGCCAGACAACACCGCCACGCTTTCTAAAATCTTTGGTTAAATGGTTTTGCCTAACTATATTGATAGGTCTACGCTTATTGCTATCTTTGTTTCGATAAAGTCTAGTCATACCATCTTCCACATACACTTCGGCTACCGCACAACGGCAGTACGGATGCATAGGTGGGGCGTTTAGCCCGCTCTCCATCTTATTAACTGGGACAGGCTCCCTCTCGGTATCACGACCAACTTGTTTGCAATAATCGCAAGCTCTCGATTCTGGCATGAGTTTGAAATACTCGAAGCCATTCTCTTTCATGATATCTTGCTGAGCTAGCGTCTGAACTCTAGCATGTTCCGTGATTGCCAGTCGTTCAGCGTCAGTGCGAGATACATCCATGTATTTGCGGATTCTCTGAGCGATGGTTATACCGTTCTCTCCTCGAATAAGAGCCCTGGTCACTTCCGTTTTAACCAAATTGCGCAACTGTTCCTGTCTCTTCCAGATACGCTCCGACCATTTAGCACCTTCGAAATTAGCGTTAACAGCCGTCGTCATGTACTTTTCAAGTGTTTTCTTGTTAGGCACCGTCTGATCAAGCAGGCTTCCTCTTGCAATTTCGCTCTTATAACCATTCGTCAGATAATCGTTAGTTAATTGACGTTCGCCTTCAGATAAAACCAATAGTTCGAGTTCTAACTCTTGGATAAGAAGCTCTTGACGACCAACAGACATAGAAAAATTGTAATCTCGAAGTTCCTTGTTTGCCTTCGGACTAAAATCTTTGTCAGCTACATACTGCTTGGCTTTAGTTTCAAAGGCTTTGATATCAAAACTGTCCGCTCTTCGTTTCGCATCACTAGCGGTTAATCCGTTTTTGTCAGCGAAATTTTGGATATAAGCATCTAGTTCTTTTCGCAACTGTGAAAGTTGCAAATTATATAGTGCTTCAAGTTCTTTCTTAAACTCAGCTTCACCCTTTTTATTGCTCGCTTCTCGTTCTTTCTGAGCACGTTCTGACCAGTATGTCATTCATCAGACCTCACAGAATCGCTCGTATGCGTTTCTTCTTCGTCGTCGGTATATTTACCAACTTGCCCGTTAAACTCGCTAGAATACCCCTTAAAATCGATTTTGGACACCTCTTTGTCCACTCTGTCGAGTTCCTCGGCTGGGCTCTCGACCAACCCAGATAGGCTAAGAGCGGTTTCTTGTGACACTTGACCACCGAGGCCTGTCAAAATAGATACTTGCTCGGATAGCGATTTCGGCAAGTTTGGCGTGAATGTTATTCTCAAGAAGTTTTCATCAAACGCTTTGAATTCTTTGACCAGCTCTCCTACACGACTAGCCAAACGATATCGACGCTTCAACCCTTTTGTAAATTGCGATTGAGTCTCAATACGGTCTTGGTCAAGCCCGAACAGTTTGTACTTCATTGCCTCGCCGGACGTATTGCCTGAAAAATTCTCGTCAGCCATATCGGGTGTGTTGGTAAAAGTATGAATATCTTTATCCAGTCTGGTCTTGTACGCTTCGACACCAGACACGTCGTAAGACTTGGTTAGATATTCAGCCTTAACCGTCCCTTCCTTGCCATCCGCAGCCTTCGGGGGAACTAATTGCATTAGGCGTTTAGCTTTCATGTCTTCGGGTTTCATGTTTGCAGGCAAACGCATGTCACCATAAATAGCAAGGATGGCGTCAGCCATGTCAGACATGTGATTGGCCGTATCAGATTCAGCTGAATCATATAAGTCGATTAAATAAAGTTCAGTTTCATAATCGCCAATCCCGTCAGTGTTGTTCAAATATTCCGTAATCGGAACAGTGCCAAATGCGTGAGCGGTAACAGAGACCTCTTTTAGATCTTCCGAGTAATCCAGGACGTGAATATTTGATGAGGTGTACACTTCAACAGTTTGATGTGCATCAGAAAACAAATCCGCACTGTAGTATCTAACTGCTACTAATGAATTGTCTTCAAGCGAATTGTCATAAATGATAAACGTATTAAGAGGGCTTAACTGCTTGATTCGTGTCTGGTCGTCCTCGCTACGATAAATCAGCTCGTAAGCACGCCCGACTTGTGACAGATCCCGAATGAGATTGCGGTTCAGCGTATCAATGTCATTGTTTCGTCCAATTTCCTTGATTGCTTCATCGTTTTGCGAGCCACTAACAC